ATGCATTACGCTGGTAAGGCAACTTGGCAACAGATGAACATCACTGTTCGTGACGATATTACTAACAGTGTCAGCAAACTCGTGGGTCACCAGCTACAAAAACAAATGAACTTTTTTGAACAAACAAGTGTTGCTGCGGGCATCAATTACAAGTTTACAACTATTCTTGAAATACTTGATGGCGGCAACGAAACAGTATTTGAAACTTGGACTTTGGAAGGTTGTTTCCTTGAAACTGTTGATTATCAATCACTAGAATACAACAGCAGTGACCCCGTGGACATTCAGCTTACTGTGAGATTTGACAATGCCACCCTTGCGGATGGGTTGTTTGAACTAAATCCGCAATTTAGACCTGGTGTCAGTATAGGATAACCTGTGCCTTTAGCAGCCGATCAAGCGCAACAGCAAACCTCTGATGAACTAGGCGCATCAGCAGGAAGCCGTACCTACTATCGCGGCCTCCCTTTGATCTTGCGCAACAGTAGGTATGCTACAAAACATACAAAAACCAATCGTGTCATTAGTGCAATGCCACGTCAAAAGTTTTTGTTTTATGCAAGCTTCAATGCTGGGCCTGCCATCAGCTCCTTGAGAGAATTCAGCAGTTGGCAATCAGGATTTGCCTTCCAAATCAAAACTATTGATAGGCCTAAATTCTCTCCTGAGGCTAAAATCCTAAAACAATACAATCGTAAGCGTGTTGTCTACACTGGTATCGACTATTCAGATTTGAATATCATTTTGCACGACACTGTTGATGACCGAGTATTACGGGTGTGGAGAGATTACTACAACTGGTATTTTGGGGATGGAAGACTGCGGCCTAATAGTAGAATAGGCAATGCAGTGGCTTGGCGAAGCAGCGTAATTGAAAAAGAGTTTAGTATCGGAAGTGGCTGGGGATTCAGTCCACAACCAGGCCCTGACACTAACTTTTTTGAAAGTCTTGACATTTACACCTTTTATGGTGGCAAGTACACCAAAATGCGAGTATACAATCCAAAAGTGTCCAGTCTTGAGTTTGACAGCTTGGAAACAGAAAGCAGTGCCCTTAACACAATCAACATGACTGTCAAGCATGAAGGTGTAGCTTTTGAGGAAGTAGCTTATAAATTAACTCCTGAATTGATCAGCAAATTTGATTTAGATGGCGGTGACTATTATGAGCCTGCAGACATGTTTGGCGGTGTGAACACCTTTTTGTTGGAATTGGATGACAGCATTCAAAACACATTGGATGGGCTGCTCAACAATGTTGCCAGCAACGTACCTTTTGTGGGACAGGTGTTGAGCAGTCTTGGATCACGTGCCATAACTGCAAGTGGAATAACAGGCATTGGGGGCAGAGTCGCACAGCGACTGGGGTCAAGTGCATTGAGTAGATGGGGGAGATTCATCTAATGGTTCAAGATCTCATAACCAGGAATTTGATTGATCAATCAAATAATTTTGGTCAAGAAAGTATCGTTGTAAATGTGCAAGGCACAAGACAGTTTCAAAATCCCGCAACAGGTGAATTGCAAAACCGTCCCATCAATGCCAGTGCATATGATTTACAAAATAGCCCACTTGATAACAGTTTCCAAATCAATCCCGAAAACTATGCGATCGCCAAAAGCATGTTCTCAGGGCAAGCAGTTCCTGAAAATCTCAGCAACACTTATGGCGCTATTGCTGCGGTAACTGCAAAAAGCATAAACAAAAATCCACAGAGCTTGTTCAAAAACGGTGTGATGACGCCAGACCTGTTGGAGAATTTGAATTTTTTTCGATCAGCAGCAAGTCAAATAGGTTACAACAATGGGCCGCCTGATCCCCCGTATGTCAATAATTTGATGCTCAACGCAAAGATTTTGGCACAAACAACATAAGATTCTAAATAGATGCATGGCAATAAAATACAGTCAAGGCACCTTCACACCGAAAAATCCTGGAAAAGTGGTTGGTAATCCCTCACCTACCTTCCGTAGTTCTTGGGAATTAGCATGCATGCATTTTTTTGATACTCATCCCAGCATAATTCAATGGGCTAGTGAATTTATCAAAATACCCTACAAAAACCCCTTAACAGGCAAACAAAGTCTCTATGTGCCTGATTTCCTAATTGTATATCAGGACAAAGCTGGTAACAACATAGGTGAGCTGATTGAAATCAAGCCCAAAAAAGAAACCTTGATGGAAAATGCCAAAAGCAAAAGAGATAAAGCGTTTGTAATTGTGAATACAGCAAAATGGGCTGCTGCATTTGCTTGGGCAAATAAACAGGGTTTGAAATTTAGAGTTGTGAATGAAGACAGCATATTCAAGCAAAAAGGCAAGTAATGGGACGTTTTGATCAACTGGAACAAACTTTTGACTTGCCTAGACTGGAAGACAGCATATCTCCTCAAGAGTTGGTGGAAACCAGTCTTGAGAAAGCAAAAGATTTGGTTAAGGAATTCAAGGATCAAGATGCTGGTGAAGTTCATGACGATGAAATGAACGAAATTGCCAGTTTGGCGATAGAGTGGGGCAAGAATTTAAATGATCTCGGCATGACAGTTGAAATGCGACACGCAGGGGAAATTTTCACAGCCAGCGCAACAATGCTGAAAGTTGCCTTGGATGCCCGGAACAGCAAAATGGACCGACGTTTGAAACAATTGAAATTGGATTTAGACCGATTGAAATTGGAAAAAGCTTTCCCAGATAAAAATGAGGAATTTGATACAGGGAATATCAAAGTTTTGGACCGTAACGCATTGCTGGAACAATTGCGAGAGTTCAGCAGAGAAACTAAATAGAGGAAGAATTGAAAGTAGTGCTATGAAAAGTTTCAAAACATATTTGGAAGAAGCTCAAAAACAATACGACTTCCGCATCAAAATGGTGGTTCCGCCCACAGATGAGCATATGGATGACATGGAGCGGCTGTTAAGTAGATACAACCTCATCAGCATTGGCACTCCAGTGAAGATCTCTCCCAAGCAAGATGCTATGGAGTTCCGGGACATTGAAAATGCTGATGTTTGGTATATTGATGCTGTAATTGGCATCCCTTTCAGCGCATACATTCTTCAACAAGAACTTCGTGCTGCATTGAATATTCCTGAAAAGTTTTTGGTTGTGCGTAATGACAACGAGCCTATTGAAGTTGAAAGTCAAAAGATGCAAATCCTAAGCCTATTGGACAAAATGGCTGATGAAAAAGGTTTAACACAAAAAGCCAGCTTGTTGAGCACAGATAATGAATATCTAGATGCTGAACAGCCAGTTGTCAAAGACGCATTTGGGGACAAATACAACAAAAAATTTCTCAGTTATCTGGCAGACGTTGCAGCTTCTCGGAAACCCCAAGAGTTTGAAACCCTCAGCAGTCACATTTCAGTTAAGGAATTGAAAGCTGCTCGGCAAGAACCCACTCAAGACTTGGCAGATTTTAACGACAAGCATGATACACCAAAGCCTGTAACAAAATCCAAAAAATCCAACAAAATGCCAGTTGACAGCAAATTTTTGACTAGCAGTGGAAATTTTGATGACGACAGCAAGACCTACTTCACAGCACGCAAAAATCGCAGTGGGAAAACAGTAACCATGAGCATGCAAGCTGACGAAATCAGGCATCCTAGAAAAGGCAAGTAATTATGGAATCAAATCGATATAATTTAACTATTTCAACCAAAGACATTCCCAGCAAGAGTGCTAGTGTTAGCACTGACGATGCAGGTGATGTGATGAGGTTGATGCAGCTGGCTGGGCAAGGTAGTGACAAAAGATATAATGCATCAATAACATCTGCCAGTCAAAATCCCAATGATGCTGCTTCCATGACCGTAAACACTTGTGAGCCTGACGATGTTATGCGCTTGTTGCAGTTGGCTGGGGTTCCTCATATGACACAATCTAAAGCTTGTGGCTGTGATGGCCCTTGCGACTGTGATGTGGGAAAAGCTTGCGGCTGCCAAGGACCTTGCGATTGTGGAGACAGCGGCGTAGATGCCACGTCTCCAGAGGTAGTTGTTATGGAACAACAGGCTGAGTATGATTATGGCCACAAAGACCCTACTGAAGAAACTAAAGAATTTGACATAAAAGACTATAACTTCAAGGGACGTGGCGATCTGCCTGAACGTTTGACAAATGCGCGATTTGGCAGCAATGCTTTGAAATCAGAAATGCGTGAAAGTATTCATGCCCGTTTAGTAGCAGCCTACAACGACTTCATAAATGAAAGTGAACAGCGTGTAAATGCAGATGGTCGGGCCAGCCCTCTAACAGCTACAAAACGTGATGAGTTTTTGAAAGATCCCTACACTGAAGAACCTGACACTGACGGCAGTGAAAGCCCTTTGACTGATATCAAACGGCAACACATAAATCGATAATTTGCATGCTGATACGTCGCACAACAATAGTAACACTGGACATTTTTTATTATCGACCTGATTATCAACACCTGATTCAGGAATTTGTGTGGACGTTGGATGACTACGTTCCAGAATTGCAGAGAACACAAGCGTTCTTGCAATTCTGGAAACAAAATATTGATGCAGTGATAAAAGAAATATTATTGGGTGTCAGCGGAGAAACACCTCGTAAACTGGAAGCAGTTGACCATTTGTTCCGCTTGTATTAGAGATGCTACAAAATAACACTGATCCAGTCCTAATAAAAAAGCCGCACCAACAGTTGCGACTGACTGCACACCAAGAGGCTGAGTTCCTCAAGTGTGCTATCAATCCCTTGTATTTTATAGACAACTACATATACATTCGACATAGCACCAAAGGCAGAGTGCCCTTCAAACTGTTTGACTATCAAAAAGACTTGGTTTTGACCTACTGGCAAAACCGCCAAGTTATAGCTATGTGCTCAAGACAGTTGGGGAAGACAGAAACAGCAGCCAGCTTCATGTTATGGTTCGCAACGTTCCAAAAAGATGTGAATATTTTGATCGCTGCCAATAATTTTCGCGCAGCTACCGAGATTATGGATCGCATCAAATTCAGTTATGAAGAACTTCCTGACTGGTTAAAAGCTGGTGTTGTGACCTACAACGTGCAAAAGATTGTTTTTGACAACGGCAGCAAGATTGAAAGTGCTACTACCACTCCTTCAACAGGACGTGGTAAATCCATCAGCTTGTTATATTTGGACGAGATGGCATTCGTTAAGCCTCGAATTGCTGAAGAGTTTTGGAGTGCCATCAGCCCAACTCTAGCCACTGGAGGAAAATGCATTATCACTAGCACTCCCAACAGTGATGAGGACCCATTTGCACAAATTTGGTATAGCAGTAATCGTACAATTGACGAATTTGGGAACGAACTGCCTGATGGACTGGGAGCAAATGGATTCAAAGCATTTGTTGCCAAATGGAATCAACATCCTGATCGAGACGAAGACTGGGCCAAAAAAGAGCGTGCCAAAATTGGTTATGAAAAGTTTGAGCGTGAATATGAACTGCGGTTCCTAACAGCAGACAGCACCTTGATTGACAGTCAGTGTCTAGCAGGACTGGTTTCAACTGAACCCTTGTTCAAAACCAACCATATACGATGGTGGGAAAAGCCTCAAGCCAACAACATTTATCTCATTAGCCTTGATCCATCAGCTGGCGTGGGATTGGACTCAGCAGCTATACAAGTATGGCGATTGCCAGAAATGGCTCAGGTTGCTGAATGGATGCATAACCGCAGTGATGTTGCTACACAATTGAAAATGATTGTACAAATTACCAGCTTCATCGAACGAGAAATGCGAGCACAACCCCAGCAAATAAGCGAACCAGAAATATTCTGGACATTTGAAAACAACAGTTATGGGCAGGCTGTTATTGAACTTTTAAATGAAGCAGGATGGGACGTAGTACCAGCGCAATTGATGAGTGAACCCAATCAAAGTGGATCAAAGTTCAGGAAAGGATTGAATACAAATGGGCGCACAAAGAATCAAGCTGTAACCAAACTCAAAAGTTTGATAGAAGGCAATCGCCTCCAAATCAAGAGCAAGCCTTTGATCTCAGAACTGAAAAACTATGTTACCAAAGGCGGAAGCTTTGCAGCCAAAAGTGGAGAACACGATGACTTGGTCAGTGCACTATTGATGATAGTAAGAATGAGTCAGCTTATAGCAAGATGGGACGATAGCACAGCATCACAAATCAGGAATAATGATTTAGTGGAGGTTGATGATTTGATGGAGCCTTTGCCAATAGCTGTTAGCATCTGGTAATCTCTTAAATATTGGAATAGAGAAGGGATAGAGTATGGCAACACCTCATGAAGAGATGGCCCAATTGATTTTTGATGTTTTGAGTGGCAAGGGTCATGAAATTTATATGTACGATGAAAAAGGCAATCAAGTTTTTGATCCCAAGAAAAGCGATCGCCTTTGGAGTAACAATGAAAAGTTGATGGTTTCTCTAGGATATACCAAAGGCAAGCCACCTAAACCCTTGGTTACATTTTATACGAGTGATGTAACAGACAAAAAAAGGTTCAAGGATATCAAATTTGCCTTGAAGAGACACAATCCATGGGACTTCAGTTTTGACACCGAGCATTTTGCTCGTACGCTTGAGCCACGTCATTTCAAACACATGAACGTAACAGAAACTCATTCTTGGAGTGGAAGCACACGCACTAGCTATTTTCCCATCAATGGCGTATTGGTTGTAATCAAGCACTCAAGGCCTTGGCACAAAGACAATCTTGATCAAGCCCAACGCTGGCGCAGAATCAAACAGGTTATGCTCCATACTCCAACAGGAGAAAGATTTAAATTTCCGTTGAACCATGTGCTGGGAGCCAAAGCTATGGCACAGCATCTAAGCCAACAAAAATCCATGCACGACGCTGAAGGAACTTTGATTCAAGATTTGACCAAATCCCTACAAAACATGAGTGCACTTCAACGTCGGGCACGTAGACTGGGGTCCACAAGCTTGCTGACTGAAATCAGCACAACTCGTGGACAAATCAAAAAGCTCTTGGGACAAATGGCAGAAACACGCTCCTACAATGAGGGTGTTAGTAAGGCCAGAAAAATGTTGACTGATTGGAAACACCCTACAACATCATTGCCATTGACTTTCCGTGAAGCCAAAGACATGATGGGTTGGTTGGAAAGTTTTGATCTCCAGATAAGTGAAAATGAATCAAAAACAGACCAAGTGAAAGCTGCTTGGGTAGCAAGTGATGGCAACAAATATGAAACCCTAGACTACTTGAAAAGAAATGTTCCAGGGTGGGAAAGCCGCTTTGAAGCCGATCCATCTGCTGTGACAGCAGAGTTGGATGAAATAATTGAACAATTGAAAAAATCAGAAAAATAACTTGTAAGAACTATCAATACTAAATAAGCTTGTTAGTGACAACAAAACAGTGTTTTGTTGTCTCTATCCTGAAAACATATAGACACTTTAATAGGCACATAGAAAGAAAAATACAATGGCACTATCATTAGCTCAAATTCGTGAAAAACTACTTGAACAACAAAATTCAAAAGACCGCGCTCGTACAGGTGGCGGTGGTGGGGATAAAGCAAATTATCCCTTCTGGAGCAATCCAGACGGCAGCACAGCAACACTACGATTTCTTCCAGACGGCGATACCAGTAATGATTTCTTTTGGGTTGAACGGCTGATCACGCGTCTTCCCTTCCCAAGTATCAAAGGTCAAGCTTCAACTGGTCGTCCAATTGAAGTGCAAGTGCCTTGCGTTGACATGTGGAAGCCTGGCAGTTGCCCAATCAATGCAGAGATTCGTCCCTGGTGGAAGGGCGGCAAAGAAATGGAGGACATGGCACGCAAGTATTGGCGCAAAAAGTCATTTTTGTTCCAGGGCTTTGTGACACAGAATCCCAATCCTGAGGATCTAGCCAATCTTCCAGAAAATCCCATTCGGCGCTTTGTGATCAATCCCAGTGTGTTTGATCGCATCAAGACAGTGTTTCTTGACCAAGAGATTGAAAACAACCCCATTGACTATGACAACGGGCTGGATTTCCGTTTGGTAAAGGGGAGCAAGGGTGCGTATGCTGACTATGGTACCAGCTCTTGGGCGCGTCGTGAGCGAGCACTGAGTGACGATGAACGCTCAGCTATTGATCAATATGGGCTGTTTGCTCTCAGCAACTATCTGCCCAAGCGTCCAGATGAGGCACACATGCAGGTTATTATGGACATGTTCCATGATTCAGTTGATGAGAAGCCATACGATCCAGACAAGTATGCACAGTTTTACAAGCCTTTTGGCCTACAAACTGATAACGACTCTGGCTCATCTATGGCACGTGATGTTGCCGGAGCAGAGAAACGGTTTTCCAAACCCTCAACTACTCCCCGTAACATTAGTGTGACAGCGCCATCAGCATCTGCTGATGTTGCTGATGCACCATTCGACGGTGCAAAAGCTGTATCCTCAACCACTGCACCCGTTGCAGAAAGTGGAGAAGCCAAGAAGATG